TGGTTATAGAAAACAAGTTAAAGAAACACATAAAATATTGGGAGATTATGGATATACATTAAAAGAAACATTAAACACAGAATGGCTAACAGAACCACAAGCAAATTTAATAGAAAAATTAATAATGTCAACAGATGTTTATGTAATACAAAATCCTGACTCTGAGTATACAGAACCCGTTATTGTTACTGATAGCTCATTAATTAGAAAAACAGTTGCGAATGATAAACTGATTCAGTATACAATAAAGATAGAATATTCAAATCCATTAAATACCAATAGCTAATGAAAATTAGATTAGTAGCTTATAGATTAGCAACAACCTCTGCAACAACATATTCCACTTATCAACTTGATTTGCAGGAAGAACCAAACATCTCTTTAAATTTTCAGTTTAGCGATATTAAAGAACCTGAAACGAGAAAAGCAAGTTATAGTCAAACATTTAAATTACCATTTACAGACACAAATAACACATTCTTTGAGCAATGGTATAATGTGAATGCTTCTACTTTAGTATATACTACAAAAGAAAAATTTAATGCTGTTTTATATGTTGGAACTGTCCCACAATTTGAAGGATTTTTACAGCTTAAAAGAGTATATCAAAAAGCACAATATTACGAGGTGGTATTGATGTCCAATACATCTGACCTATTTTCTGTAATTGGAGAAAAAAAGTTGCAAGATGTATTTAAAAATGATAACGGGACATATAGCACTGAGCTTAACCATACTTACAATGAAACACAATTAGTTAATTCTTGGAATGGTAGTAGTAGTGCCTTTGTAAATGCAGCAGGAACAGCGTTAAGAGATACTGATGTTAATGTTCAAAAGGTCATGTATCCGATGTCTGTAACACAGCCCGAATTTTACTTTGAGTCAGGAAGCTCAAAATTCCTTGATATGTCACAAGCAGACATAAACAACACATCAATCTATCCAAGTGGTGCTGTAGATGCACAAGCATATATGGTTTCTCTGCTTCAATTTAGACCTGCTATTCAAATCAAAACACTATTTCAATTAATTTTTGCAAGAGCGGGATTCAGATACACCTCTTCATTTATTGATGGTGCATATTTTGGTAAAATCTTTATGACAACAGGAAATGATTTAGGGGCTTCTACATTACCCACGACATCATCTTCAACAGATTTTTCAGGTAGTGCTAGCGCATATAATGTGGGTAACTTTGGATCTTTTACCGGGCCTTTTCCATTTGATTGTCAAGATACACCTGCAACAATAATAAAAGCGGGAACAACAGACTTTGATCCTCAAAATGCGTGGAACACAACAGGTCATTATTTTACAAAAACACACCCAACCCAACTATCTATGAATGTTCAGCACAGGGTATATGCTAAAAATTTAGAGAGTTGCGAAGATGCTGACGCTGTATTGGATATTTGGTTAGAAGGATTTAATACAACAACAAACACCGACACGGGCGATATATGGGGATTGCAAGAAAATCTTGCTGTAACTATGCCTACAATCCAAAACATACCGGAGACAACAAACTTTTATCATACTTTGGATTTAACCAATATTCCTCTGGATCAACCTGTTAGAATTAAAGTTAGAGTCAAAAATATAAAACAATCATTCGCTAGTCCCCAAATAACAATTGGTTATAATGGAGGATTTGGCCCTTCTGGAATTGATGAAAGTTTTATTTCAGTTAGTTGGGCGGACTATAGTTTAGGAATATATGGTTCAACTATAAATGTTCCTATGTGTATTGATGACAGTATTACACAAAAAGCATTTTTAAAAGACATCATTCAAAGGTTTAATTTAATAATATTGTCTGATCCCGAAGATGCTACAAACTTAATTATAGAACCATATAATGATTATCTAGCAACAAGCACCATTAAGGATTGGACTCATAAGCTAGACACATCAAAAGAAGTTATTGTAAAAGATACAACATCACTACAAAAAAAGACAATTAAATTCACGGACTTAGAAGATGACGATTTACACAATAAATCATTTAAACAAGATTATCCAAAAGTAAATGTTTATGGACATTATGATGGTGAAATTACTCAAAATGAATTTGCAAAAGGAGAATTAAAAAATGAAGCTATATTTAGTCCATATATAAATGACAGGGTTTTCCCAAGCGAGGATCAATGGAATCCTTCAGAGGTTGCAAATATGACTGTGCAATATGAGTTTAGCTATAATGAAGAAGAAATTGCAACAACAGATTCCACAACTAAACCGAAGTTGTTTTGGTATAATGGTTCACCAACAACTGTATTATCTCAATCAGGCAATACGGTTACATATTATATGCACAGGCAACCTGTGTCAGGACTAGCTATTAATGCTTATAGTTTTACAACATACCCTGTTTGTAGCCCTTTTGACATCACACCATCAAGTAATGAATATACCCTTTCACCAACAAACAAAAGTTTGTATTGGAATGCAAATCCCCCATTAAGCGCATCAACAATAACCGTGTTTAACTATACAGGCTTTTTTGGGACTTGGTTTGATAACGCTCTTTATGGTTTATATTGGCAATCTTATCTAAACAACATCTATAGTGATGAAGCGAGGATTATGGAAGCATATATAAACCTAAATGAAGTAGATATATTCGACTTTAAATTCAATGACGAGATATTTATAAAAGACACATATTGGAGGGTTTTAACAATTTCAAATTATCAAGTAGGTGGGGAAGTATCAACTAAAGTTACCTTAATAAAGGTTATTGATAGTATAAATAATTGTCCTGGTTGTGATTATGTTATTGGATATAATTCAGAAGGAGGAAACC